CTGCTCCACCGGCACCGACGATCAGCGCCCTCAGTCGACCGACTCGATTCTGGGTATAGCTCGCCGTGGCATTGCCGGTGAACTTCTCGATAATGTATGGCCCGTCTCGGGTCGTTGTCCTAGTCAGTGCCATGATGGATCGATCTCCATCACGTCAGCACATGCGGATGACTGTAGACATAGACTGCGGTCATATCCTTATTAGCGCCCGCCGTCTCGTTATTGACGATCTGCACCTTCATGTATCGAGCGCCGGGCAGGATGTTGAACGTCTGAGACTTCGCGGTGTTCGCCGTGAAGGGCAGAGTGAACGTGTCCACCGGGTCGGTATCATAGGTGCTGTCGTCTGCCGATGCGAACACCTTCAGGGTGCCCGCCAGAGTGGCCGAGCTCCCATAGGTTGCCTTCACCTCTATCGCGAGGGAGAGCACTCCCTGCGTATCGATAGTTGTGCAGTCTGTCAGGGTCGTGGCCCCGGCTGCCGCAGCAGTCTTATTCGAGAGGACGGTTGCTACCGTCTTGGAAAGTACCATTGTCTTTTCCTCCTCAGAATGTATCCGTCAGGGTGCAGGTCAGCTTGTCGTTGACCACGACGTTCTTCACGGATGAATATTTGTGCCGCATCATCAGGACGGAATTCTTGAACACCCCGGCCTCATCGACTGCGAAGCTCGCGCCAGTTAGGAATGTCCACTGCTTCGTCCATGTGACCACATTGGTCAGGACGGTCGGGGTCACGGATGCACGAGCCCCGCCATAGGTGGTGATCTCGCTCGACATCGTCGTATCTCCTGCGGCCTCTGCGCCTGTGCCGATCCCGATGGCCATCTCCCATCCTGTGAGGGCGCTGATATCGAGCGCGAACTTGTTATGCCCCACCGTCGGGATGGTGATCAGGATGCCCCCGATAGACCCGAGGAACGGTAGGGGTGGAATATCCCCGTCTATCTGCTGGCCGATCCCGGCCTTTATAGCCACGCCAGGGCCGTAATCGCAGTCGTAGCTCAATACATTTCCCTTGGAATCCTCGTGGAGGAGTTCAAGCCGGGACATGCCCGGTACCGGGAGAGGTCTCTGGATGATCTCGTTTGTTTTCATACGGTTTCCTGTGTGAATTTTACGGTATATTCCCAACGGTCGAACGGAAGCGCGTTCGGGATTTCGCGGTGCGTTAGATCGGCAATATAGCAGTTCAGATACGTAACACCGTTGAGGACCAAGGTTGCTTTCGTCCCCCCGGTGGTCTGGATCTTGGTTTTTCCTGACAGCAGAGTAGTAACCCCGATATGTCCCTGCAGGGCCTGCAGGCTGGTGATGTCCGAGAATGTACCGGTCCGGCAGTTCAGGGTGACTTCGAAGGTAAAGGCTCCCTTGGCGCTTATCGACTCAATCCGGTACGAATGTACTGTCACTCCGCTGAATGTGCAGGCTACCATCAGGAAATCCCCCGCTGCATCAGATTCATGTTCCCGGTTGTGGTCGCTACTCCCGGGATCCTGGCGAGCTGCTTGCTGTCAATGTTGATGATGAGGTCGCCGGATTTCTTGGCTTGGGCCTCGGTATATTCCTTGGTCCCCATGACCTTGTCGAGAGGAGTCCCCGCCCGGATCGCATTGAACTCGGTGGCCGATGCGCTCAGGCCCTGGACCGCTGCAATGGACACGGCCTGCTGGTCCTGGACTGCATAGTTGTGCTTGATGATTAAGTTCCTGGCTGCACTCACGTCACGTGGGTTCAGGGTCGACATTTCGCGAGTGAAGTCCTTGTTGATGTCCTGGAGTTTCTTCGTCTCGTCCTGGACCTTCTTGATTCCGTCCTGGTATTCCTTCCAGGCGTCGACAAGCGCGGTTACACGGTCCTTCTCGGCCTGTTCTGCTGCCTTGTCAACGGCCTCCGGGGCTTTTCCCCCCGGCTTCGTGGGTTTCACCCATTTCGAGCCGTCCCAGAACGCACCTTCGGTATATCCCGCGGCCTTGAGGGCATCGGCAGTCTGGGTGGCCTGCATCCATGTGCCCAGGTCCTGGAGCTCTTTCTTCGCGGCACCAAGGTCGTGGTTGATAATTACATCATAGGCGGCCTTCGCTTCAGAACCCATGATATGGAATCCCCGGCCGGCATACTCGAGAATTGTTGCGAGCTCGGCAACTGCGGGGATCCCATAATCGCTGATGAGTGGCATCAGTTCTTCAACGACTGGTATCAACTCGGTCCCGAGCTCGGCATACATGGTGGTCCACTGCTCGTTGACCATGGCGAGTTTCGTGTTGAACTGGTCCATCTTCTCGATCTTGTCGCTGTCAATGACCGGCGCCTGGTCGAGAAGAGCCTGGATCTGTTCCCGCGACATACCGGCGAGGTCAGAGATATTCGAGAAGCCTTTCCCGAAGACCGCCATCTGCGCCTGGTTGCGGGCCATCCCTTCCGGTAACTGATTGATGGCTGCGAATGTGTCCAGGAGGATATCGTTGGTGCTCCTCATGTTCCCATTCGAATCCTGGGTGGCTACTCCCAGCTCACCGAAGATTCTGGCCGCATCTGACGTGGGGTCGTTAATCTCTTTCAGCCTCACGGTCATCATACGGACAGATTCCGTGAATGCCTGGTTGTTCCCACCGGAGACGGTAACAGCATGGCTCCACTGCTGGTACTCATCGGTTGTCAGGCCGAGGTCCCGGGCGTTGTCCTTTACGGCTTTTCCGAATGCCCCGGCCTTGGTGGTGGCGTCATAGATGGCTGCACCGAGGGCGACTGCCGGGGCTGCTTCTGCGGCGATTGCAGCGCCCCACTTCGCCATCTCCATGCTGTTCTCATTGACCTGTCCCCGCCACTCGAGGAGTCCGTATTTGGCCTTATCGAGACCGAATCGGAGCTCGCTCGGGTCGAGGCCGAGCCGAATCCAGATACTGCCTGCTTCTACCATTTCAACCACTCACCTTCTGGAAACTCGTAAATGCCCGTTCCTGGATACCTTCCGGGGTCATGTCCAGGGGCGGTTCCTCACTTTCTTTTTCCATGACATGGAACTCCGAGGGGTCCCGTTCTATCGGGTCCTTGATGTAGGGTGCCTTCACGACGATCTCGCAGAGTTTTGCATTCATCGTGTCCAGGCATTCCAGGATGTCCTTGTCGTGCTTGCCCCGGTCCTCGACTCGTGCCGCGAGGACTGCATGGAACTCTGCAGGTGTGCTGTTCCAGAGCTGGTCTGGTGTCATCCTGCAGATCCCATACGCGAGCGGCTCGATCGCGGCGACCCACTCGCCCGCTAGTTTTTTGCGGGGGTGCCTGCCTCACCCTCGGTCTTTTTCCTCTCGGCGTTCGATTTCCGGATTGAGGACATGGTCATGGATACGGCCATCGCCTCGTTGCATTTCCGGACAATGTCCGCAACGGTGATCCGCTCTTCATCGAGGAGAGTCTCGACAATCTCGCCGATCTTCTTCTCTCCCGCCGGCCACGGCAGCAGGTCCTTGTCTTCATGCCTGAGACCGCCCCAGAGGTAGGTCCGGACAACCGAGAAGTCGGTAAGGTCCTTATCAAAAATCCCGGGGGATACCGCCTGCATGTCAGCGATATCGTTGAACGTGAACCGGAGGTGCCGGAGTTTGTCCAGCTGAATCGGAACGGATCGGTCGGTCATGGGTCACCTCACGGGTGGTTGGTCGGTCCCTTCGAGACGATCAGCAGGTACGGTTTCGGGGTTTTGTTGGCCTCGAAGACCACGATCGGGAGGTACATCTTCTTCCCGGCTGCAGGTGCGGTGATGGCACTCGATGCGGCACCGGACACGACAAGCGTGCCGTTGACGTAGATCGAGCCGGCCGTCGCGGTCGGTGTGATCGTGAACGTCGAGTTGTCCGCGTAGAGTTCCACAGTGTAAGCATACACTGCGGCAGCCGCTGCGGGTACCGGCGTGATTGCGTTCCCCGGGGTGTCGTCATCCGCGATCGCGAAGAACGGTGTGGTCAGGCCGGTTGATGCGGTCTCGACATCCGTCTGACCCGAGGTCGGGGTGATGGCCAGTTCCCAGGTGACGTTGCCTTTCTTGTCGATGGGCTCGCTCATCTTCGAGATGATGGCGGTGCATTTCTTGCACGTGAATGCGAGTGCACCCCCGGATGGCCGGATGAAGTAGACGGTCCGCTCTGTTCCTGCAAGGAAATCCGTCCGGAGTGCCTTGTGGACGGTCGAGCCGATGTAGTAGATCTTGATCGATCCGTCGCTCTGGGTGATGGTCCCCTTGCTCTTCGTTTCATACCCGCCGTTCGCCGCAAGGGCGTCGTGGGTGGTGTTGTCGACCATGTTCCTGGTCTCGTCCGGCATTTTCGGATCGACAGTCTCCCCGATGTAACTGGTTCCCCAGATTACGTGGTAGCCTGCCGCTGATTCAGCCTGTTCTCCCATGTTTTTCACCTCGTTTTTGATGTGTAGAAATTCCAGACGTATTCCATACGTCCGAGCTCATCTTTTCCCAACGGGGAGGGGCCGGAGGTGGCCGCCTCGATCCGCTGGTAGTACGTGCCATTGATGGTCGTGTTGGTCACTCCATCCAGGTCCTTGTAGAGGGTTTCGATGAATGTCCGTGCAGCTCCTGCAGCGTTCTTCCCACCGCGGACCAGGACCTGGACGCTTGGTTTGTCATACTTGTTGGTGTTGGTCCATTCCGGCGCCTGGCCCGCGTATCCGAAGATGCAGATCACGGCGTCCGGGGAAGCGGGCTTCTCGTTGACGAAGATTGTGCCCACGACAACCGGCGGGCCTGCAGCTGGCAGGGTTCCCCGCCCCTTCGCTACCAGGTAGACTGCGATGTCCGACTCTGCGGTCATAGGAACCCCTTGAGTGCGTCGGCGATATCCGAAGCAATGGTCGGGGCGATCCGCATGGCGGGGTCCTCCAGATACTTGGCCTTCGCTCCTGGACGGGTATGCCGGTACGTCAGGTCCTCATGCTGCCGATGTGCGTAGGGGGTGTTGTAGCCGATCCGGAACGATTCGCCATCGTCTCCGTCCTCCACCGTGCCTGTTGACTTCAGGAAACCTCCTTTCATCCGCTTCCCTTTCTTCCCGGATTTCCCGGTGGTGATCTCGTAGGTCATATCCACCGGGACTTCCTTCTGGGATTCTGCGAGGATACGCTCGCAGTTCACTTTCAGCCGGGCCATGGCCCGATCGGTGGCGACAACAAGGATGTGAGAGAGGTTCTCCATCACTTCTGCAGTTCCGGAGAGCTCCACCTTGGCACCGCCAAGGTTCCACCTCTCCATCTGGGCGAGGCCGGCTGTGACATCTGAGGAGAGCTCGAACGCCATCAGGTGCTGACCTCCACGTAGATTACGTTGCCCTGGTCATCCTGCCCGTCCTCGATCGCCATGATGAGGGGTTGGGTGCCATCGGGGAGGGTGATGCGATCCCTTCCGAAAGCATTGAGGGCTGCTGATACGGTGCCATCCATAAGGATTGAGGCAGTGCTCACGGCCTCGACTCCCTGCATGGTGCGGACAATCTTGATCCGGCGCTGGACCATGGCTTTGTAGACGACACCGGTACCGTACGTGAAATCCCCGTTCACATCCTGGGACGCGAACGGTTCGATCGTCACGCTCTGGTTGAGGACCTCGTCAAGCTCGCCCATCAGGCCCCCCCGGTTTTATTCTTCCAGTCAAGGTACAGGGTCACTATGAGTCCCAATACTCCGATGATTAGGGAGTAGACGACCGCGGTGTTTCTGGCCGTGTCCTTCGTTGCTTCCTCAGCTCCTTTGTGGCTGTCCGCAAACGATTCCAGACCCTCAACCTTTTTTTCAATCGCATCGATCCGGGTGATGGCATCTTTCGAGGGAACTGCCGGGCCGCATGTGTTGATTTTGCTGATCTCGTCCTTGAGCGTGACAATGTCCCGGGCGTTCTGCTGAGAGATTGCCGCACCGTTGATCTGGAGATACCGGATCTGGTCGTCAGTGGTTTTGTTGCAAATCTTCTGATCGCTTACGAAGACAAAAAGGGTTTCAACTTTTTCGGCGATCGCCACGAGGATTTCACGGTCGGTGTACCCTTCGTAATTTTTCATGTCAGGCGCTCCTCATCGTCAAGATCGTAAGGTATGCTCTGGTCCAGCCCGAGACCGTTCATGTTCGCATCGTCGCGGGTGATACCACCAGGACTCATCTGATCAACATCGATCTCTGCGCCCCGGACCGCTGCGACTGCTGCCAGGTAGTCATCCATCCAGGAGGTCAGGCCGCTCGCCAGCTTCTTCGAATAGGAATATTTCCCAATCGATAAGCTGGTTTTCCCGGTCTGGCCTTTCTTCCGGGCGATCTGGTGACAGATGAGGAGGGCAACGGCCTCGGTGCATTGCTGCAGGGTGAACCCGGGATCGTCAAGAGTGACCCGGGCTTTTGCCTTGGTAAGGAAGGTCCCGAATGTTGTGTCAGTAATCGTGCCCGTGGTCCCGATCGTGTATGTGCTGATGTCCTGGACCTCGGTCTTGATGTTCGCGTCAGTGTCGAAGGTCATGGTAATCCCGTCCAGTGTTTTGGCAATTTCATCCGCTCTTCCATCGGGAGATCGGAGAAGTCTTCCGGGTGTGTCTTACCATCGAGGCATCCGAACTGCGCGAGGTTGCGGGCCTCGGTGTCCGTGAGACTCATGAGAATGGCTTCGTTTTCAATGACTTTTCTGGATGCCGAGATAATTGCCTGCAGGATGCGGGGGCGGTAGAAGATGTCCTCTTTCAGCATGAAGAGACTGATGTCCCTGCAGTCTGAGAGGATCTTCTGCTTCCGGTCCTTGTCGGAATCCTGAATCTGTTCCTCGATTGCATCGGTAATAATCTGGTTCAGCAGCTGCAGCCGCGGGTCATCGAAAACAAAGGCTTCCTTGTCGTATCGCGGGATCCCGCTGTCATGGACCCACCGGATCATCGAAACGATCCGGCCCTTGATCACATCCTGGAAGAATTTGCCCAGGGGGTGTGAGTAACAGTTGTAGAGGAAATGGTCCCGGCTGTCGTTACCGATCCATGATGGCTTCGGCTCGTTCGCCGGGTCCCATCGCCGGGTTGTGCCGTCCGGCATCACGAAGTTGAGAGGCTGCGGGATGGCGGTTGCCATTGCTCACCGCTTCTTCTTTCCGGTGTCGGTTTTCTCGGTCTCCTCTGGAGGGATCTCTGGTTGCGGCTTGGCGCGGGTTTCCTCCGCCGAGAAGGGCTTGGCGATTCCACCAAGGACGTACTGTTCAGCGGTCTTCTCATCGACTTCGAAGACCTCTCCCTCCTTAATAGGGGGGTGTTCTGATTCTTTGAGAAAGAGCCGCTGAACCTTGCAAATTAATTTGGTCATGAGGGATCTACCTCACAGACCAGAGATCTTGCTGACCGCGATATCGGTACCGGTGCCGGACGAGCTCTGGTGCTTGAACCGGAGGCCAATGCGGGTGATGAGCCGGACCCCGATGTCGGACGTCTTGCTGTTGTCCTTGAAGTAGACGTCATGCATGGGCGGGACCGTCTCCACGATATCGAAGAACTTGCGGTTGACATCGAGCGGGGCCGGGAACACGAGGCCATAGTTCGCCGTGACACGGCTGTTCTTGACAACCCTGCCACCGGAACCGAGTGCCTTGAGGACTTCGGACATTTCGACGACGCCCGAATTGATCTGTGACGCGGACTCGGCATAGTTCGCCGGGTTTAGTGCACAGACCCACCCTGGAGAGTAGATGCCCGCAGTTTCGAGGTTGGCGATCGCGGTGTTGACCGAGATCAGCAGGTTGCCGAACGTGCTGGTGACGGCGCCGGTTGTTGCGGTGCCTGCAACCTGGTAGAGGCCCTTGATGTCGTAGACCGTGCCGTCGCCAACATATCCCTGATAGATCAGGTCGTCAATGACTGCCTGGACGTTGCCCATCATGTCGAGGGCGATATCGTTGCTGATGGGTATTCCGTTCTCGACGTATGCTTCCCAGTCGGTCCGCTTGATGGTTGCATCATCCTGGATGACTGCGATCTTGGTGTCGAAGCCATCGAGGTCAACGCCATCACCGGCGGTCTTCATGATCTCGAAACCGATCTTGGCACCGGACCGGGTCTTATACCCGGCGACACGGACTGAAGATTTGCCGAGCCCGCGGTAATCGGTGTTCAGAGGCAGGAGCGACATGCCGCTCGGAGTTTCGCGCAGGACCGGGACAATGGATTTGTCGAACTGGCGCTGTAGGAGGTAGAGTTCGTTTGACATGATTACACCCACTCCATCCAGCAAGCAGTTGTACCGCTGGAAGTGAGTCCTTCAATTGCAGACGCAAAGTAAGCGTCCGTCACTGCGGTCACTGGTGTGAAGAGACCGTCAGCTGCTACCTTGAGCTTGGTGCCGGGGACTACTGTCTGCCCGGTCGCGAGTCGCCCGCGGAACCGCATGCCCGGAGTGTTGTGGATTGCCACGTGGTCTCCAAGGGCATAGGCTGTATCCCTGGTTGCCGGCTTGAATGCCAGCGGAGAGGCCTCATACCCGAGAATCCCGAGCGGGGCCGCGGTGTTCCCGGAGACGTCCTGCGCTCCGCATTCCTTGACCTCGTTGTCGTTGGTGTCGAAACACACAACCGTGCCCGGGATCATCTTGGCTGCGGTTGCATTCGCACCCACAATCCCGAACATCGGGCCGAGAAGATCTCCCTGGACGACATCGAGCAGGGGTTTCCGGAAGAGCTTGTCAGATGCCATTACTGTGCACCTCCTTCAAACTCCCCGGTCTTCGGGTTCAGCTTGCCCCGGGCAGCCCCTACATCGAAGGGTGTGGTCTCGTCATCGAGATTCCCTACCGCTGCAGCTCCCTGTGCGGGTTTTGCCTTGACGGTCTGGAGGTTGCCGACATGGGCCATGAGCCACTTTGCGGGGTTCGCATCGTAGGCTGCACGCTCGACGGCTTCCTTCTCCTTGTGGAAAAGGCCCGGCTGGTGGAGGTTCTTGACTTCCTGCCATTCGGCATCCTTCGCCTTTGTTGCCTGCTCTGCCATGAGGTTGTCCAGGGCCGTCTTTGCGGTCTTCAGGGCCTCGTTCTCTGTCTTCAGAGCGGTAATCTGTGCATCCTTCGCTGCCGATTCTGCCGTGAGATTGTCCACGGTCTTCTGCAGCGGGTTTTCCTTGTGGAGGCCGACCAGGTCCTTGACGGACTGGGTGAGCCCCTTGACGTCATCGTCTGCCATGTTGTTCTCCGATAAGTTGTTCACGCGAGCCCCGATATCGTTCGGGGTTGCGGGGGATCCTGAAACGGTCTTCTCGTTGCGATGGAAATACAGGACGTGGTTGGGCCGGGCCTTCCCGGCGATTGAACCTTCCGGTAAGATCATTGCATCCAGGCCCGTGGAGATTGACAGTACACCCTCGCGGGCGTACTTGTCAACTTCCGGGTCGGTGAAAACCGCTTTCGAGGATAGCCGTGGTTCTCCGGATCCTACGATCACCCTTGTGTTTTCGTGATGACCGGCGATCCGGAATCCAAGCCGCCGCGCCTCACCATGAGGATCACGGGCGAATGCAGCATGGTCGACGTGCTGAATCGGCACGCCTTTAGGCACATAGACCGCGAGGGCCTTGTCCCAATCGCTTTCCGTCCCGGCAAAATTGTCGATTGCGTACTTCAGTTTGCCTGAAGCAGTGCCGGGATAGGGCAGGTTGATGTCGAGCCTCTGGAGGTCTACATCATGCGACGAATGAGAAAAGGTGCCTTCGTTGTCAATTGGGCTGGTAATGTCGCTGCTTTCAGGCATTGTACATATTGGCGTTCGAGTCCCTTTTATATAACCACGAATTCGCAAACGGAGTGATTATTACGGGTATTTTGCTTAAAAGAGTGGTGATTTCTGGTTCTTTTCTATCTTTTTTTGCAATTTCCGGTACTCTTCGGTCTGCCGGAACAGGTACACGCATATGCGGGATCGCTTGCCATTATTGATTTTTTTATAGAGTTGCCGGAGACTTCGAGCAACTTCCCCATGCGAGAGCTCGGGAAACTGTGCAATATACAATTTCTCCTTATCACCAAGGGGGACCTCGAACATCAGTCACCTCCGGGTGTGCCGGCAATAATGGGCTCCAGCCAACAGTGACAGTTGTAGTCGTTCAGCATTGCCTGTATATCAGGATCATCGATCTCCACGACTCGGCCATTCATGGCCTGGTGTTCGGGTCGCGGGTCCAGCTGCGGGTCAAGGTGGTGGAAGATGGCCTGCCGGATACCCTCGTCCGACCACCTCTGCTTCGTTCCATCGTTCAGCAGCCGCCGGGTTTCCTGATAAGCAACCAGGGCGCTGTTATGTTCACCCTGGACAAAGACCTGATCGAGGTCCTTGCGGAGGTCCCGCAGTGGCTTCCCCGCTTCGATACCTTTCGTCACGATATCGGTGACGGCCTGCCTGTCTGCTGCGATCATGTCATCGAGCCAGGGTTTGAACTCACCATTGATCATGGACCCGCCTTTGTTGACAAGGAGGTCCCGATATTCCCGTGCCTTCCGAATCGCGTATGAGTTGACGAGATTGAAATTGAAAGTGGCCCCCACGCCCGATGCGGCATATTCCTGCCCTTCGATACTCGACATGACGGCCCCTTCGGTCAGGGCCTTGATCGTATCGGTCTTCAGGGTCTCCGCTGCGAATGAGATGATGTGGTCAAGTGCTTCCGGTGGTGGGACCACGTTATGCCTCTTTCATCGGGTATGTTTTCTCAAGGCCGTCCAGGATTTCCGTTGCGAACTTCTTCCGGGCCGCGATGAGTGAGGCCTCAGTCTCACGGAAGGCCTGCGTTGATTCGGTGTGAAGCGGTCGCTGCTGCAGGTTGCCGATCGGACTGCCCGGGGGATTGCCGTTAGGTTCCTGGGACTGCTGCCCTCCGAATCCTCCGAACTGTATTGGCGCCGGCTTTCGAGCGGTAAATTCAGCGTCCATCTTGGCCTCTTCTTCAGGAGTGAGTTCCGGCAGGTCCAGGTTCGGGTATTTCTGCCGGGCCTCGGCACGGGAGATCTGGCCGTTCTTGTTGGCCTCGGTGATCTCCGCGAGGGTCTGCTGATCGTCCTGCGTCTCCGGGCGCGGGAACCTGACCTCTGGAGTGTATCCAACAAACCCGTTGATGTCGAGCCAGATCTGTAGGAGTTTTTCGCCAAGGCCGCCCTCCAGCTGGGAAAGGGTCGAGACGGTCCGTTTGTTGACCAGGCTTGTGGCCCCGCTATCGGATCCACCGATCGAGTTTCCGTCTTTCTGAACGGCCGTGGCGGGGTTGTAGAATCCATCGACACGCTTCTTGAGCCAGGTAAGGCGTTCCTCCGCGGTGGTTGATTCGACAAGATGCGGGTCCACGGGCATCATATCCTTGGTGAGGAGGAAACCCGTGTCCTTGCCCCACTTCTGCACGACGTTCTTCGCGTACTCTTCGATCTTTGTGGTCAGGGCACTGGTGATCTGCAGCATCAGGATTGGCGATGCTATCCGGTTCATCTTCTGGTTCCAAGCCTTGTCCGCGTAATTGTAGTTGGTGATGAGGTGGATGATGGGGAGACAACCCGGCTTGCCCGAGGGTTTTGGCGTGGTCGGATCCCGAACGATAATCAGGCTCGGGAATGGGCCCTCCGAGTCCGGGATCTCTACGGGTCGCGACCGGTCATCCTTTGTCTGGAAAACGCGGGTCTTTCCTGATATCGGGTCGATCACGATACCTGGCATGATGTCGTTGTAGACATCAACGAAACCTGCGGGAAGTTCGCGGAAGCTGTTCCAAGGGAGGTTGCGGAGTTCGATCGGGCACACCCCGGCTACACCGTCAATCGTGCCCCACCCGGGCGACCAGACCGAGCATCCGCCCAGCTCCTGGTCCATGAAGGCAAGGACATGTGCCGGATAGAAGTCGCAGACCTTGGCGATCTGCTGGCCCTGCCTGCTTAGCTCGTCGTCGATGTTGCCGTCAGGATCCTTGATGGTGACCCACGGAGCCGGGTGATCCTCGTATGTGGTGAAGATCAGGTCCTTGCAGTTCTTCAGTGGCTCCGCGAGCAGAGCATTCTCGGAATAATCTTCGATGAGTTTCGTGTCGATCTTCGGCACGACCCATTTGAGGCCGCCGCTGGTGTAGACATCGCTGCCTTCTGCTTCCTGTTTCACCGTTGCCTTCCGGTCTGCGGGTGGCGATACGTTGTTGATCGGTTTCCGTTTGTTTCTGCTCATGTTTTCCCGTCCTTTTCTCCACAAATCGCGTCCGGATTCGTGAAATCGCCGGGAGATTTTGCCCGGATTCTATCAATGGTCTTCTCGCATTCCTCCAGGGTTGCCTTGAGCCTCTGGACCTGCGTGTCGTCAACGTCGATTCTTACCCGCATCACCATAGGTTCCGGCGGGAGTTTTGGATCTTCAATCCATGCTCCTTTTTCAAAATGTCCTGTCATCGAAATCTCCTTTCATCTTCAATCTTGATCCCGCCGAAGGTTGCGATCTCTGTCGGGATCTCTTCGCCCGGCGCGTCCTTGCTGTGAGTATACAGCCCATACCTGACCCCGTCCATTGCATGGTCGCGGAATTTCACGGGTTCGTCCAGGACCTGCTCGCCTTTCTTGCGGTAGGAGTATGCCGGGATCTCGTTCAGGGTGTTGACGCTTGCCGGGTCGATATGCAGCCGGTGGCGCTTCACGTAGTCGATCCCGTCTTTGACGCTCTTGTCGGCGGGGATTGCATTATATCCCGCTTCATTCAATTCCTCAATCCGGGCGGGTTCAGCGGAGTCACAGTAGTAGGGCAGGCCCTTGTCGAGGTTGAGGTTGTTCATCCGGTCGATCAGCTGGCCATTCGTCAGACGGGACTCATAGATCATTTCCCTGATGTACGGGACCTGGTCCCGCAGGCAGATCTCCATGAGAGCCGAGGGGTTGTTGAAACCGAAATCCAGCCCATAGAAGAGGTCGTCGGATTTCTTGATGGGGAACGGGAAGGGAGTGGTTGTGTAATTCCGATAGATGGTATGTTCCAGGACGCCTGGTTCCCCGAGGGTGTAGATGCGGTAGAAGTTCTCGTCCTGGTCAATGAGCGCTTCAAGCTGGTCCCGATAAGCCTGCGGCAGGAAAGGGTTGTCCCAGTGGGTGGAATGGATGATTGCGGTCTTCTCGGACTTTGCCGGGATGACGTGTTTCTGCCAGATCCAGTGGTTGATGTCGACCGGATTGAACGTCATTATCAGTTTGTTCCGATACGCGGTGGTGTTCGGGCGCCGGATCGTGTTCTTGATGAAGAAGAAGTCCTCTTCGGTGAACTCGGTGATCTCCTCCGCATAGACGACGTTGTAGGATGCTGACTTGATCTTCTGCGGGTCGTCTATCGGGGTGAACCGCATGACGTTGCCGTTGGCAGCCTCGATCTCTTTGTCGGTCTTGTTCAGAGTGAAATCCCGGCCCTCGACATAATTGAAATCAGAAAGGGTGTTGCGGACCATCTTCCAGGTTGTCGCCTTTAGTGAGGGGCCGGTCTTGCGAGTGACCATGAATTCAAGGTCCGGGATCGTGAAGAAGACGGTGACGAGGTGCTGGCAGGTGGTGTGACTCTTGCTGCCGCCGCTGCCGCCGTATAGGATTTCTTCTTCCTTATCGGCGTTCTCTTCGAAGAAGTCCCAGAACTTCCGGATTATATTGACCGGTTCGTTATTTTCTGTCAGGGGGCTTCACCCCCTCGACGAGTGTGTATTCGTGGGTTACCTTGATGGGCAGCCCATCCTTCCCTGTGACCTCATGTTCCTGCTTACCGGGCCAGTTCTCTGGATCGCGCTTGTTGAGCCAGAAGATACAGGCGGTGGGGTTTGGGGGAACGTATTTCGTCGTGACTTCGGTCTTCGGTGTCCCATAAGTATCGACGGTTTTCTTCCGCTCTTTATATTTGAACCCCGTCGCCACTTTGTAGAGACCTTTCTCCACCTTGGCGTTCGCAATGCCTTTTCCTTCCTTAAGCGAGCTTAGAAAGTCCGGATGGGCGTTTTTCCATGCGGCGAGTGTCCCTGTGGAGATTCTGAGTTTGGCCGCGATCTCTTTGTCCACCATTCCCTTGATCGCAAGGGTCCATGCTGCGAGGGGGTGGTAATCCGGGTCGTATTTGGTCTGCCTTCCCATTTTTGCCCGGGGTTTTTTGGCCGGATTCTTTTTCACAGCCACGCCTCCTTCCTGAGCTCGCCGAGGTCCGGCCGGTCCACCAGGGCCCGCATCCGGTCCGCAGCAGCCTGCAGCATGAGATCCTCGATCTCGTGGTCGATGCAGACGACTTTGTCCATTGCTGCGAGGATCGCCATCCAGATGTTGAGCCGGGTGTCTTCCAGCTTGCGGACTCGTTTCATGCCGCGGGAATCTGCGAGCGTGGGGCCCTGCTGATTCATCCCCACAACCTCATTGAGGACCCGACAAGGACGACCAGGAGCGCGAGTGAGAGGAGCCCGGCAAAGACCTGGACGACTGCGATTTTCTCGAGTAATGAAAGCCGGCGCCAGGTGCTCGGGCGGGCGACCGTGCGGAGTCGGATGTTAGGTTCTTCGCTGATTTTCATTCGGGTTCCTTTTTCTGGTTCATGAAGTCCACGCATCGGCCGGTCTCGTCGATGTGGACATCCTTGCAGTTGCAGGTTCCGGCAGGCCAGTTGTTCTGGCAGCATCGGTTCAGGCAGATGGTGATTTCGGTCATTTGATGCAGCCCGGCGGGGGTTGGACCCGCTTTTCCCTCTTCGGACGGACTGTTGATGGTCCCTGCCTGGCACGGTCAATTATCCCGGATGAGAGGGCGCATAGAGTTCGTACCTGGTGCTGCTGGCATTGTTTTATCGTGGCTATACCCGTGCCGGCAGGGTGATTCCCGATCGTCGGTTCTGGAGGCCGGCAATCGGGCGGTGTTTGAAAATCCCCGCGGGCAGCAGCGGTGGTGGATGGTGGATGGCTGCTGCCGTTGGGGGAATGGGCCCGGGCGGATGGTTTGAACCGCAAGCGCTCCACGCGCTCTTCGCGTCATGCCGGAGCTCCTTTCCAGATGAGCGACGAACGCGGGCCCGTGATTGGTCATCAGTGATATCTCCAGAGATAGATCAGGCCGGCAACGATCACGATGATGCAGATGGCATATACGATCGCGTCGGCCCGATTCATTCAGAAGATCCCCCATGCTTTCAGGAGAGGGACGGCGGTGATGATGCCGCCGATAATCGCGCCCTGGCTTCCCCGCTTGAGGTCATACGTGAGGTCCGCGATTGACCAGTAGTGCTCTTTTGGGGCCCAGAGTGGCGGGCAGTCCGGGACGTCCTCATTCTGTTTTGTTCTGGCTCCGGCCCTGGCTGCGTTGATGGAGAGGTGGATGTCGTAGTAGCAGGACCAGAGACCGTCCCAGAGGACGTATCCCCGCAATGCCTTGATGGGGAACCAGTCCGGAACCGTGAGGATCTCGGCGTGCTCGGCTGCGCTGTCGTAGGAATCATACTCGTACCCGTTCCGGTCGGTAGGGTTGACGGGCTGGAGCGGCCATCCGCGTAGCCCGAGGGGCGTGCCTGGGGGATATACTGCCGACTGGACGACGGTGACGGTCACGGGCGTCACCCCTGCTTGACTAAAGGGACCCAGTCCGCCTCGAAGATGGTCTTCGGGATTATCGTGCCGGTCAGGATCCCATCTTTGATCTCGTGAGCTGCTCCGTCTTTATCGAACACGAATTCGGCCGTTTCCGGGTTCTTTTTCTGGTAGAGGACCATGGCGATCACTCCTGCGGGAGGTCGTACGGCGGAATATTCGAGGGGAAGATCTCGAACTCGAATTCCTGCACTGCTCCACCGGCTTCGGGTGAGAAGTCTCGGGGGCCAAGGACCTGCTTGACCGAGTAACCCTCGTAGGTGATCACGGTCTCTGCAGGCACTTCCATTGATGAAGTCTCGACGACATCCTCATAACCGGTGATGATCGACTTTCCTGAACACGGAGAGATGCCATAGACCGGCTTCTTTGTCGTGATGGTGGTTGTGACGGTCTTGGTCGCGCCATCTTTCGGGACGACAATGGTCATATGCATCTGCGTGAGAGGGGCCTGCCGTGGTGCGACACTGACTTTGACCTTGTGTTTTCCGAGAGCGGAATACTGTTCTCCTGCATTCGGGGCCTTGAAGGTGCCGAACCAGGTGCCGCGGTCGGTCTGCTTCGGGTCATCGGTGACGAACGACATGGGCCGGGCGCTCTGCGGGTCCTCCATCGTGTACCCGTCATACTCGATGTCGATGATGACTGATTTCGGGTCGAGGCCCTTGTATGCACCGGTCATCTGGAGACCGTAGACCATGTTCGTGAGCTGGAAGATGTCCCGCCGAATTTTTACGAGCGGGTTGAGATCTCCCCCTGCGCCGGACTTTCCTGATTTGAAAAGCCCGACTGGGATTGCAATTTGCGGTTGTGTCATGACAAAACTCCTCCCCGGACGAGCCGTGGAGTGTTATGAAAAGAAGGTGCACGAATAGCGGGGATTAAAAGGGCGAACCTGCTGGAAGTGCCTGAACTGCCAGAAGTGCCAAAACTGTTAATCAGATGCGGAACGGGCCGGGTGGGTTACCCTGAACCATTTCCGCATCTCCCGACAGGTCTTGCAGGTACGGGCGTCTTCTGGATCCCACTTTTCGAGATCTGGGATTTTGGCGTTCATGTTTTTGTCGAATTGTTTCATCCGTCCGCACAGGCTCTCGCATTTGCCATTGTCCGAGCGCATTACGAAGAAATGGACCTGGGTGCCTTTCCGGTTCGTGCCCCACCGGCCGGGTATCGGCTTTTCTTCCGTCAATTCAACACTCTCCTGAGATAGTATTCCGTTGCCGGCTGGTCCTCTGTCCCGTTGCTGGTGAGGAGGAGCCGGGTCCGCTCGGGGGCTTTCTCGAACGCTTCCTGGATGAGTTGCCGGACCAGCGGGAAGTTCCGGATCGGGACCGGGCCGATCGATACGCTCTCCTCCCGGGCGGGGTCCGGCTTGGAGAAATCAAAGAGGGTCTTCATGGGTCCTCCATGGCTTTGTCCGTTGCCAGCCGTCCGATGCATTCCAGGCAGAGGCCGTCCGTCTCGGGCCGGGTGCGGTTCCACTTTTCCTGGACCGCGGGATCCCGCTCGTAAGGCTTCCGGCATTCCTTGCAGATGTGGCGGGTCATTTGCAGCTCCCTGCCCGGACGAACTTCGGGATCATTCCGATTGCCTGCATGCATTCTTCTGTGGTGTGTCTCCCTATGCAGCGGTAATAGGTCCGCGCCGGTCCTTTGTCCACCTGGATGGTGAACGCTGCCCCTTTCTCGATCGCTTCGGCCCTGGGCAGGTGTGGGAGCTTGCAGCCGCAGAC